TGCAACGGAAGAACTAGCTGGGCCACCACCAGTATATTGAAGATTGTATTCAACACATGCACTACTTGTATAACTTCCACTCACTCCCGTTCCATCTAAATAAATTAATGGAGAACTAGCAAAGCTAGATTTAACTGTATATTCACCTTGTGAAAAATAGTTTTGGTAATCTACATAATATGATTTACCATATTCTCTATTTGCTGCTTTAGCGAATTGTTGAGATATATAATCCGTATCTAATGTATCACCAAAGTTTAATTTATTAAATGCTAAGTTGTTTGCCGGTGTAGCTTCTATTTTATCATTAAGATTAATGTATCTATTAAAATCTATTATACTACCATCTTTATACCAAGTATTAAATGGCTCTACAATAAAATTATAAAGTTCAGTTTTATCAGGATATATTACTAAATTAAATTTCTTTTGTATTGCTGTAATAAAATCAATTAATAATATGCCAGAAGTTCCAAATGGCATATTAGAAGGTATATCCATTATAAGACCTTCTCCTGCTTGATTTATTTTATTAACCGATAGATATGCTTTTGCAGTATCACCAGGATTCATTCTTAGTGTAAAATTATCAATACCAAAATCTAATGTATCAACTTCTAATGCAAATCTTAATTGTGTATCTTTTGGCGAACCATTAATAAAAACCCCACCATCCCATACTTGATTCCATTGTTGCACTAAATCAAATTGTTCTGTTTTAGTTGAGCCAGAATTATATGCATTCACTTGTGCCATTCTTGTATTAATAGTATCCAATGGTATAGTACTTATCGCTATCCATGTTCCTGTTATATATGCTTCTATTATTAAATTAAATTGTGGAACACCATATCCATAACCAATAACAAAGCTACCTGATGGAGCTATTACAAAATTAAGATTTATTTCACCCCTTAAATTACTATCCATATCTAAATTAAATTCTAAAGAAGAACTTAATATTCCTGATGGATTTTTTGTAATATTATACCAAGATAATGGATATGAATAACCTGGATACATTGATTGAGATATAGCACTACTGCCACTTGCAGGACTAAAAGTAAAATCACCATATGTTTCTAAATCAACTGATGAAGTTCCATTAGATGCTGAATCAAATATTGGGTATCGTAATGCTTTATTACAAACCATATATACATCATCCCACCAAGCTTCATTAAAGAAATCAGAAGTGTAAGTGTATCCAAATTCTGTAAATATTGCATCCCATACTTCCTTAACTCTAATTGCAGGTTTGAAATCTTGCACACACATTGCACCTGTTTCACTATCTATTCCACTATTTGTATCAGTAGGAGTATATCTTAATCTTTGCCCATAATCTATCATAGGATATACAATAGAACCGGAAAATAATTCTCCTGTCCAACTACCTGTAATATTTTCTATTGATGCAGTATGGTTAAATTCTGCTAATGAAGTTAAATCACTAAGAAAGTATGTTTTCAAATCTCTACCAAAAGAAGATAATCCACCATAAATTGTTACTTCATATGAATCAATAAACTTATTTTGATAAATGTTTACTTTATTTAATTGTATATAGCCGTTAGATAAATATATTCCGTCAAAATCCAAATAACACGGAACTTTTTGATTTGTTGCAAATGTATAAGGGTCTTCAACCGATATATCATAAACAAATTCAAAAAAGTGGTTATTGATTTTAGAGCCGGGTAATGTAATAGTGCGTGTAAAATCAGATGGTAATACACCCAAATCAAAAAGACCTGTGATATTATTACTTAATTTAATTTCCTCATCTTTGAATAGGTCTAATATAATACTATTAGCAAGATTATAATCAGGAAATGCTACTAATTTATACTTAAAACCTTGTGTACTATTTACTCCCATATTAGATTATCATTTTATATCCTTGTCCGAATGCAAAATCAAATGTATATTGTATTAAGTGGTCATTTACACCGGTCTTAAATTCTATGTTTGTTGAAGTAATAGTTAATGGTTTTACTTCTTGTGTATTTTCTTGACACCAATAAATTTCACTACTTACTAATAATTGTTTTAGGATTTCATTATATCCCTCGTCTAACCAATTGGTATTACATTTAATAGTTTGATTACTATCTACAATATAATTTAGAGTTTGTGAATCGTATTCGTTGTATGCCAATGTTGCACTCTGCCAACTTCCTAATTGTGGTTGATAAGTTCTTTTAGATGATGTAATTGATTTTCTATTAATCATATCAAAGTTAAGATAATCAAACGCGCCATACCTATTTTTCCACTTTATTCTTATGTTTGGATACTTTTGTGGACAAGTAACATTGTATTGCAATTTCGTTCCTAATGGGTTTACACCACTATATGCTTGTATTGTATACGAGTCTAATCCAATAGTTGAAAGGGGAAATCCTGTTTCTGCAGGTGCTTGTGGATAAGATAGTATTTCATTATCACTATCTCCATCCGCTAATGTTAATGCAACAAAACCATTACTACCATTACTACCGCTATAATATACTCCTGTTGGTAAACTAGTTCCTACATTGCCAACATAAACTGATGCACTACCAACATTATCTATAAATACTGATTGTGTTGTAGGTCCGTCTGTCATTAGGGGCCAATGTGGAGTTAAAGTGTATACTTGCTCACCAATAGGTTCAGGAAATAATTGATATCCATCAACTGATTTGAATACTGATGATGTAATATGAGAACCGGTAACATAAACACTACCGCTTAGATATCTATAATAACTTTCAAATGTAAAATATTTTACAGGTGATACATTAGTTTGTGTTAATTGTGTTTGAGTAGAGTTTAATATTCTACTTACATCAAAGATACCTGTATATCCATTTGATGATGGGTATTTAGCTAATTGCCATGTATCACCACTTGCTGAGTTAAATAGAGAACCTGAATATATGTTTAGAGTTCCTATATATTGGAAATCAATTTGTCCTATTAGGGTTGAAGATGATACTGAAAATATGGTTGGGGATTGCCCCAAAGACATTGTTGCCGGCGTTTGTATATAAGAATATGACATCTAAATCGTTTTTATATTTAACCCCACTTTTTAGAAAAGGTAGTGGTGCTAGATGTCGTTAAGTTCAGCCTGTATTTGTAGAGCTATTGATGCTTCTACCTCATCTGCAAATAAATCTAAATACTTATATATTGCATCATCTATTGAGCGTTCTCCAAAATCAATCTTATCTAAATTACCAGTCTTTTGTGTTTTAATTTGCCAACTCACATCAGGTTTATTCCAAAACTTACCATACTCTGCGTATTTTGGTGCAACATCTATGGATATTGTCGCTATATATTTTGATTTAAGTTCAGCGTTGTAATCTATTTTTGTTTGTTTGATTATTGAATTAAGGGAGTTGGTATCCTTTAATTGTTTGCGAAGATTGCCACCCTTTATTTTGGCTTGAGGCGCATATTTTTGTAGATTAGATTGAATCTCCTTTGCTACTAATTTAAGTGATTGTATATCTTGTCCTGCCATGTCTTAGTTTAGTAAGAGCCAGATGGGTATAAATTATATAAACATCTCGGTCTATCGTTGTGTGTTGTAAGTGTAAATGTAGAAACCCAACCTGCTAATCCATTATTAAATCTTTCTGCAAATGGCTCATTAGTTATTTGCCCATCTATTGAAAAACTTTCTAAACTATATTGAGTGAATGAAACTAAATCATTTACTATACCTAATGTGTTAGCGTGAATATCTACTGTATCATCATAGCTAAAAAATGGAACTATCATTTCATTTGTTGTAGGGTCTGATTCGTTATTCTTATTTTTAATCTTATCCGCTATTATTAATTGTATTTGGTATTCAGTTGTTTTAGGTCCAAAATTAGCACCCAATATATTTACATTACCCATTGGATACAGTGTAAATGCTTTGTCATCTATTTGTGGTATATCGCCTTGTGATACACTATCAATAGAAGGATGATTTACCATAATAGTTTTGAAATAATCTAAAATAGTATAATAAAGACTATAATTAGTTCCTGCGTTATTTTGTAAATAGCTCATAGGTTATAATTGTATTCCGCCAAAGTATTGATTAGTTTGGTCAGGATAGATTTGAGTTTGATTTCCTACTGATTGTAAGTATTGTGGTATTTGATTAGAATATGAAATCAAATAGTTTTGTAATCTTAATGCGTAGTAATCACCATTCTCTTGTGATTTTTGTAATAAGAAATCTACATCTATCTTAGAAGGTGATACACCCTGCTCTGAATTTTGTTTTACTGCACCATTAGATTTGAATTGAATACTACTAAAAGGTATATATTCTACACACGCGTACCATACTAATGTAGGTTTAATGTGGTCATCTAAAAGGTCTTGATAATATGCCGATAATGAACTAACTGTACCCGCTAATATTTGTGCTCCTAAATAATCATATAGAACTGTTCCTAAAAGATTTTTCAAGTATTTAACTTGCGCTGTTGCAATAAAAGGTAACAATGCATCAGCATCTAAAGCTCCTTGCAATGGTGAAGTTTTAATTATATCGTTTCTGCTTATAAATAATGGTGTAGCCATAGTTATTATTGTTTGGTTATTTCGTATTCTTGTTTGAAAAATGCACTACTTGCATTTATAATGTTTGTTTGTTGACCAGGACCATTAGGACCTCTTAATCCTCTATCACCCACACTAGGTTTATCTTCATCTATTGTAGTTTGGTCACCACTTTTTTCGGTTGTTGCTGGATTTTCCAATTCTTTATTAGTTGTATCTGCTACTTCTTCAACCGTCTTATCCGTATCCTCTGCTTGTTGTGAAAGGATTGCTAGGGGAGTTAATTGGTCAAAGTATAATTCTGCATCTGTTATTCCTACTTCTCTTAAAGCCATATCTAATGTATTTAAGATTAAGTTTTGGAATGGAGATATTGTCATTGTTTGTAGAATACTAAATGCTGTAATCATTTCCTCACTTTGAGAACTAAAACCATTATTCTCAGTTCTAATACCGAAAAGAAGTGGTGATGTTACTCTATGTGCTACAAGGATTCTATCCTGTGCGTAAGTTGCAACATATTGATATTTCTCATGTAAGTTTTCAATATTGATTATATCTAATGTAGGTTTAGTTGTAGGGTCATCGTTGAATGATAACATAAAACGGCCTGCGTTCTTTGTTCCTGTAAACTTATTAGTTACTAAATCTTCAATAGTTTGTCTTTCTTCAGGAGCTGGAATACCATTGTTAAAGTTAATCATCACTGCTGGTAAGAAACCATTCTCAATATTATTTAAGTGTAGATTACTTAATTCTGCTTCTACATAACTAAATTGTAAAGCTGATACCCAATCAGGTAATGAATAATAATATAAGTTTGGAGAATAATTCTTAAAATAAAGTATTTCCATTTTTTGAATAGAAGTTCCAAACGCTGCTATCTTAGTTTTATTTCGTTGTGCTCTTTGGTCTTGCCAATCTGTGCAATAATAATAATTTTCTATTTTAGGATTAACACCCAACTTTTCTGCTCTTAAATACTGAACAGGAACATGATACATCTTTACAATGTTTTCATGTGCATCATCCCAACATACTTGTAATGCCGCGTTACCATATAGTTTCAAATCAAACGATACTCTCTTAATTTCCTCTTGTGGTATCATTTTTTGAACTGTATTATTAATCTCTACATTTTTAGAATACAATCCCTTACCATATATTAAATCAGAAATACCCTCAATACATGCTGCTGATGTAGTAGATGTGGTAAATGCTAATGATAACATATTAAAAAAATCGTCATGACCAAATACTCCAAAAGGAACATATTGTAATCGTGTTCTAGTATCTTCACTTACCTGAGGCAATTCTGAAGAGCTTAAATTAATAACTGAAAATTGTTGTTTATTAAATTGTTTATCCATAATTAGTATATAATAAATTCATTTGTTGATACATTTGAAACAAAAGTATCATCTAAAGGTATTTGGTTTGTATGATTTGCTTTATCTATTGATTGAGATGTAAATATTTGAATACTACCATGCCATATTGGTGTAGAACTACCGCTATTGTATAGGGTTGCTCTATATTCATTTGCAACTACATTTGTATTTATACTTGCTGTAAATGCTAATAGTGATTCATACCCATTATAAGTAATACCACTTAAACTAGCAGTTGTGTTAACTTGACTCATCATATCTTGTAAAGACATAGTAAATTGATTTGAAGAGGTAACAGCTGTTCTTATAGTGAAATCATTTGAGCCTGAAAGGAAGTATGTTAACATTTAATTGTATTTAGCTTGTTTGTATCTGTCTTTAACACCCTATTATCTATTTGTTAGTAATTACTACATTTACATTTATAGCTTTTATTTTAAGATAATTTATTATAGTATTCTAGTAATTCAGCTTTCTAAACTTAAAGTTAAGGAAAAAAATCCATATTTCCAAATTTATTTTGACATAATAATAGCTATCCCCATATAGAGAATAGCTATTTAATATTTTTACAATCGTGCTATATACTAAGCTGCACTTCCTGTTACAACTGTTGGAGCGTTTGTTACACTCGCAAAAGGATTAGTTGATGTTGAACCTGAGATAAATTGTGCTGGTAATGGTTCTAAACCTGTCATAGTGATAGAATAACCGAATAAATCGCCTAATCCTGCACCTGTTGAAATAGTTCCACCCGTCAAATCTGTTCCTTTAGTTAAACCTGCAACTAATGCTTCACCATTTGTAGTCCACACAATAGCAACTGGACGGCCGTAAGCCATAAGTTTTAATTGTGTAGTCATCTCAGCTGTTAATTTCTTA